AGTTCCGTATACATTAAAATATCTAAATCCTTGGATACTTTCAAACCGATCTATATTGTCCAATACGTAATAATCTATGATTAGTTTTGAAATTGCATATTGATTCAGTGGATTGATCTTCCTACATTCTCTTGTTTGATTACCATACACAGATGCCGAGGATGCATACTTTATAGGAATTTTATGTTCAATTGCATGTGAAAATAGGTGAGCAGTAAAAGATTGATTGTAATGTGCAATCTTTACCCAGTTTTTTTCTGTTGTAGATGAGATTGCTCCATTATGAATTATTAAGTCTACATTTTCCCATCCATTAAATTTGGACAGAAATTTCCATGCGTTATCGACATCAATTCCAATAACATCATGTTCTCCTTCAGTTTCAAAATAGTTTTGAAAGTGAGATCCAATAAACCCTTTATATCCAGTAATTAAAATCATCAGTATACTATCGTTGGAATAGGTAGAAATATTGATTGAGCGAGTCTATACACCTGTTGATCAAAGTGACCTGGATGTTGATATACACCATGAAGAAAATTATCTGGATATACAATCAATCTATTGTATTTCATTTCTGCTAAGTGAACAAGTTCCCAAGGACCAACACTATCTCTTACGGTGTCCTCTTTCCAGATTCCAGATTGGTATACATCAACACAACTCATTCCCTTATAAGTATAAAATCCAGTGCCACCATGACATTCTTCTGGCGTGTTTAAATAAATTACACCTGCCCAACCCCTAACTAAATTTTTACTATCTATAGGAGAATCTACGTGTGGAATAAGTGCTTGATCTGATGCAGTTACATTTACCGAGAATGTAAGTTGTTTGCATCCACAGATAAATCGTTCTTCTTCCTCTTTTGTCAATCCATAAACTGATTTGGCTATGTCAGTCCAGATTGGAACTAAATGATCAAGATCAAAATTTGCACTAACTCTACCACCTGGCACTCCTCCACAAATTCTTCTATTTAAAGTTGGAGGGATTCTTAGAGCCAAATCTCTAACTTGATCGGGATTTTTATAAAAATTATCGATGTATACGATTGGTTTTTCTTCCCATCCCATTAACTCTACTCTTGCATCCAATTCATCATTGACTGCAAACGTTTCGATTTCATTTATTAAGTACTTTTCCATGAGATATAAATATGTTGAGAACCCTATGATTATTAGGAATGGCTAAGCCCTCCAGTAGAGAAGCATTGAAGCAGTATTGCCTCAGGAAACTCGGAAAGCCAGTATTGGAAGTCAATGTCGATGATGATCAAATCGAAGACTTGATAGACGATGCACTCCAATTATATCATGAAAGACATGGTGAGGGAATAGATAGAGTATTTTTAAAACATAAGTTGACCGAGGCAGAAAGAACTGCTATGGTTGGAATTGCTCAAACAACAACTGTTACTGATACTTTTGGCGGGATTTCTTCTGCAGATTATACAGAACAAGCTAACTACCTTCCATTACCAGACACTATTATTGGAGTCAATAAGATATTTAAAATGGACTCATCCACCTTATCGGCGGGGATGTTCAATATAAAATATCAACTCTTCCTTAATGATTTATACTACTACGGCGCAATAGATTTATTGAACTATAGTCAAACAAAATCATACTTGGAGACTATAGATTTTCTTCTTAATCCAGAAGTCCAAATAAGATTTAACAAAAAGAACAGTAGATTATACATGGATATAAATCTAAAAGAACTCACAGAAGATCATTTTCTAATATTAGATTGTTATAGAGTTGTAGATCCAGAAAGTGAAACTGCTGTATATAATGATCTATGGATTAAGAGGTATACAACATCTCTAATTAAAAGACAATGGGGACAAAACCTAATTAAGTTCCAAGGAGTTAAGCTTCCTGGTGGACTTGAGATGAACGGTAGACAACTATTTGATGACGCTCAACGAGAATTAGAAGATCATGAACAAAAGTTGATAACTGAATATGCCATGCCACCCCTAGATATGATAGGATAATGCCCTTAAATCCATTTTTTCTCCACGGTTCACCAAGCGAACAGAGATTGGTTCAGGACTTGGTTAACGAACATCTAAAAATGTTCGGTCAGGATGTCTTGTACATGCCTAGGAGGATTGTTAATGAGCAAACAGTTATTAAAGAAATAACTGCATCTAGGTTTGATGATAGTTTTAGACTCGAAGCTTACTTGGTTAACTTTGATGGATTTGGAAGTCCATCAGAAATTCTATCAAAATTTGGAGTTAGATCACAAGACGAGATACAATTAGTAATATCTAAAGAAAGATATGATGATTTTATATCTCCTCTATTGAAGTTGTGGCCAGAAGATGAAATTAAAGTTGCAACTAGACCTCAAGAAGGAGATTTAATCTATCTCCCTCTAGACAACGCATTGTTTGAAATTAAGTTTGTAGAGACGAAAGTTCCTTTCTATCAACTCAATGATCTTTACATGTATGAATTGAGATGCGAGATCTTTGAATATGAAGATGAGATCATTGATCTTCCAGATACTCTTGCTGGTGTCAATGGCGATGAAGTCATGGAACCAATTGGTATGGGTGGTCAATTTATATCCCTTCAGTTGGCTAAGGATACTTATGGTAATGCAACTGCATCGGTATCTCTTGCGTCTACAATTTTTGGAACAAAGTCGGTACAGTATATTCAATTATTTAATGATGGTAATTATAAATCAACACCATCAGTATATGTTTCAAAACCAACCAGAGGAAATCAAGCCACTGGTATTGCAACTGCGGTCAATGGTCGTGTAAAAACAGTCAATTTGCATTTTGGTGGAACAAATTATATTCAGATTCCACAAGTAACTTTTACACCGCCAAACAGAACGGTAGCAACAGAAACAAAGTTTGGAAATAACTCCTTATATCACGACAATACTCAGGATACGGAACAGTCAAGATTTGAGTTCCCAACAAATATTGACTCTAGAGATACTGAAGATGGGAGATTGTCTTTTAGTATGTGGTTTTATCCAACTACATTTACTCCAAATCCAAGTTATGGTGGAGTTATTTTGTGGTCTGACAGAATCAAAGTATACCATAGAGATTCTGGAACTGTAGTTTTTGCTTCTGGATCTACTGCCATTGAAAATCCAAATCCACTTACATTGAATGCATGGAACTTCATTAGAATTGAACAACATGGTTCTAATGCTAAACTCTGTGTGAATGGTAATCCTGGATCTGAGTATAGTAATGCAGACCCAATCATGTTCTTTGCGAACAACCAACTACATTATGGTGCGGATGCTTCTGGTCTAGGCAAACTAGATACAATCAAAGATGGATATATTGGATATCTAGATCATGTGACTCTCAATCTTACTGGGGATACTTCGTTTAGAACTGCCAGTGAAGCTCTTGTTCCAACAACAACATCAGAACAAGAAATAGATACACCAACATCCAAGACATCTCAGTTTGTTGAGAACCTCAATAATGAATATCCAGAAGTATATGCCTCTATAAATGCGGACAGAGAGGTGTCTGGACTGCAAATTGTTTACGGTGGTAGTGGATATGTTTCTAATCCATTAATGACTATTGAGAAACCAGATCTTGGACAACAGGCAACTGCAGTTGCTATTATGACGAGCAGGACTGGCGTTTCCAATAAGGCTATTGATAGAGTTCTATTAATTAACCCAGGAACTGGATACACTACTCCTCCAAATATTACCTTTAGGGGAGGCAAACCAACATCAGTAGCTATTGCTACTGCTATAGTATCTACTGGTGTCCTTGGATCAGTAGGAATCGATACCGCTGGATTTGGATACAACTTTACCCCAACTGTAGGGATCACTTCCGTGTTTGTTCCTCAGTCCAGTAATACCTCAGATCTAATTAAAAATGCACAGGCAGAATCAGTTGTAAGCACTGGATCTAGTATCGTTCAAATTAGATTCTCAAATGCAGGTGCGGGTTACACTGCGATTTCCCCATTGGTAGATATCCAAGAAGTTATAAATCCATTCTTTGGTGATTTCCTAATTGGAGAATCTGTGAGAGGAGTTTCCAGTGGAACAAGCGCACTTGTTGCTTCTTGGGATTCTGGTAATAGAATATTAAAACTTGGCAATGCAACTGGAGATTTCCAGTATGGAGAAACTATTGTTGGTGCGGCAGCAAGTTATACTGTTGCTACTGCCAATTCTAATTTTGAAGGCAATGAGTTTGCTTCCAATGATGAGATTGAATTTGAAGCAGACAACATTATTGATTTTACAGAAAGAAATCCTTTTGGGGAAGTCTAAATAATTAAAAATACTGTATCATGTTAACTTCTCATTTCTATCACGAAATTATTAGGAAAGTAATTATTTCCTTCGGAACCCTTTTTAATGGGATCGAAATAAAGCATCAAGATAAAAATGACAAGACGTTTAGTGTTATTAATGTTCCAATTTCTTACGGACCAACTCAAAAGTTTCTAGCACGACTAGAGCAAAGTAGAGATTTAAGATCTCCAGGTAAACCAGCTGGTGCGTTGACATTACCGAGAATGTCATTTGAGATGATTGGAGTTCAATATGATGCTAGTAGGAAAATTTCTACTATGCAAACTTTTAAGGCTGTTAATAAAGATACAAATAAATTGATTAAGGGATATATGCCTGTCCCATATAATATCAATATGCAATTGAGTATACTAACAAAACTCAATGAAGATGCTCTAGAAATATTAGAACAAATTTTACCTTATTTTCAACCATCGTTTAATCTAACAGTCAATCTCACTGATACTATTGGAGAGACTAGAGATATTCCAATTACATTAGAAGCAATTCAGATGGATGATAATTATGAAGGAGACTTTTTAACAAGAAGAGCTTTAATTTATACTTTAAATTTTACTTGTAAAGCCTATCTTTACGGTCCTATTAGTGCAACTACTGACGGACTCATCAAGAAAGTTCAAGTTGATTATATGCAAGGAACTGATAATCGCAAAACTCCAAATAGACAACTTAGGTATACTGCTGTTCCTATTGCTATTAAAGATTATGATAATGATGATACTGCTAGAACTGGAGAAGTATTTGATGATCGAGTAACGGCATTTACTGTCTCAGATGCAACTCCATTTGTTTCCAATAGCTACATTCAAATTGATGAAGAAGTTATGCGAATCAGGTCTAAGAGTGGACAACGGTTGCATGTAGAGAGAGGAGAATACGGAACGGTTGCTGTCCCTCATGATATTGATGTCCAGATCAATGCAATTACTATTCAAGATGATGTATATGTAGAAGCAAATCTAGATGAGGATGACTTTGGATTTGGTGAAACGAGAACTGAATATTTGGATGGACAAGTCTATAGTATCAGTCAGAGTAGAGATTCTGACTTATGAGTAAAAACTTTGATAGTATTGACGAGTCGTTAGATATTACTCCTTCGGAAGTATTACCCGAAGAAAAACCTGTCGTCAAAAAGAAACCTGTACGGGAAGAGAAGCCGGATATTGACCGAGACTATGAATATACTAGAGGTCATTTGTATTCCTTGATTGAGAAAGGACAGGAAGCAATTGATGGTATTCTTGAGTTATCACAAGAATCGGATTCACCTAGAGCTTATGAGGTTGCTGGGCAGTTAATAAAGAATGTTGCGGATACCACAGATAAATTGATGGATCTTCAAAAGAAACTAAAGGATGTTAACGAGGAATCGAAAAAGAGTCCTACCAATGTCACGAATAACGCATTGTTTGTTGGAAGTACAGCAGATCTACAAAAGATGCTAAAGCAAGCATCCAAAGATAATCAATCTAAATAATCATATAGATGTCTCTGAAACATGAAATCTTTCCAAATATTTCTAGGTGAAGGTGCAGACCGAATTGCTATGTACGGAAATTACTATACTATTAATCTAGTCTTTAGAGGGTCAACTAGATCTCTCCAAATGTTCTTCCCTCAAAGAGGAAGACCTGTAAAGAAAGATGTTCAGTCTGAAGTGGATAAGGTATATCCTGGAGCAAAGGTAATTTATTTTTACCCTGCGGTGAAAGACCCTAGAGAACCCCTTT